CGAGCGATTTGTTAATGGTGCGGTAAACAAGTACACCGAAGCGCAAGAGCTTGGTAAAGATACAAGTGTTGCGGTGGCGTCTGCCGGTTGGGAGGCACTTACTGAGTTGGTCAGTCCATTCACCGAAGAGTCCATTGCATTTGCTGCACTTAGAGACGCACTGCCTGTCCCAATGGGAGGCCGCGGTGGCGAGACAGTTACCGGTGCACGAATTTATAACCCTGACGAGTCATTAGGGGATCAACTTGCAAAAGGCTTTACGCACATCGCAGGGACAATTCTTCCACTTTCTGCCACACCTTTCGATGTTCGAGGCGGTGAGGTTGAAGTTGGCCGGTTCACTCGTTCTTTGATCTCGGCCACCGGCCTTGATGAAGTGACCGGTATTTCACCAAAAGATCGTCAGGACCGTGAACGACAGTTCGCCGGTGAAATTGTTCGAGCCTTTACAGGTATCACAGAAAACACAATTAATCCTGAGCTTGGCGTTAAGTTTAAAGGCTATGAGTTTAGTGATGCCCGAGTAAATACATCAAACATTTTTAACCGAATTGCACGTCGCCCGAACCTGACAAGCAGTAACGAGATTCTCGATGCTTATGTGTCAGCGAACGATGCACGTTTTCAGGTGTTTAATAAATTCCATCAGAACGTCGAAGACTTCCGTAAGATGGGGATGTCTGACCGCAATATCCGAGGAATATTAAAAAAAGCGGGTGTCAGCGGCATCGACGGTTTAATGCGCGGGCGCTATGAGCCATTAGAAATCTCAGAACCAGTGGAACAAGAAATGCGTCGCAACGGAACATGGTCCTTGGTCCCTCGTTCAGAATTACGAAGCATTCAACGAGACCAGAGACGTCGTGAGTTTGGCGAGCAAGAAGAACCTGTTACTGAACCAACGCCAACGCCAGCTCCACAACCTGAACCTCCATCAACAAGAGTGATTTTAGGGGAGCCAGTGTCACCTTCTCGAGTTACTCTTGGGCAGCCTGTAAGTCAGGCACCGTCACAAACCAGTAACCAAGTGTCACCTATTCTAGTGCCTAATCCAATTACTAGAGCCACAGTAGGAAGTAGATAATGGACCGTCAAAGATTATTCAAGCAGCTACGTCTACACGAAGGCGTTGAAAAGTTTCCATACCGCTGCACTGCAGGGTACCTAACAATTGGCGTAGGCCGTAACATCGAAGAGCGCGGACTGCTCGACGACGAGATTGACTTCATTCTCGACAATGATATCGAAGTGGTCATGAGCGAAGTGTCAGTCACATTTGATTGGTTCTTTGATTTGTCAGAAGTGCGTCAACGCGTTGTAGCAGACATGATTTTTAATATGGGCCTGCCGCGTTTTAAGCAGTTCAAAAAAATGATCGCCGCATTGGAAGAAGGCGATTGGTCAGAAGCGGCCAACCAGATGATGGACTCCAAGTGGGCACAGCAGGTAGGCATGAGAGCCGCTCGACTTGCGACAATGATGGAGACGGATGAGGATTCATCTGACTTTTAACCATGAAAGAAATCGAAGCGGGGCGGATAGGTGAGGTCATCTGTCTACTCCGTCTTGCCAAGATGGGCATACAATCCGAGATCGTGAACCTCGGAACTTCAGACATTATTTCTTTTGCGTATGACTACACTTGGCGAATACAGGTCAAGGCCAGTAATATCAAAGGCAATAAAAGTGCTAGTGACAAAAGACATCGAGGCTATCAGTTCTGTGTGGCTAAAGGTGTAAATCCAAAAAAATCGCTAACACAAGAAGACTGCGACATCATCGCGTTAGTCGCAATTCCACAAGAACGGGTACTTTTTCTACCCGTCATTCATTTCAAAGAAACAAAAACCAAGCGCCTGAAACCATTTGATTTTATGGAAGAAGACCTGGAATGGGGTAGCTGGGTGCAGTGTATGTCCCATTATGGGATCAACCCACCTCGCCCCAGTTCTTACCCAATTCCTGATCCACTTTGCTTGGTACCCGCAGATCGACACAGTTCTCCATGATCTCCTTGATCCTCGAAGCTTGGTCCTCGGAACTTACACTAAAGCACAGTTCGTCGTGTACGGTTAGCAGAGGGATCAGACCCTCGCTATAACACTCCGCCATCGCTTTCTTTGTTTGGTCGGCTGCCGAACCTTGGATCAGTTTGTTTAATGCCTTGTATGTAAACGCACGCCGTAGTGGTGCTGGTCCGTACTCTTTGAAAGCTTCTTCGTAGGGCAGTGGTTTTTTGTATCCAAACGACGACGGTTCCCACAAATCGAACCGGCACCTACGTCCTAACAATGTCCTAATTTGCCCGTGGTTCTCTGCTCGGGTAGATACTTTTTTAGCCAGATTTTTCACAAATGGCACCTTGCTGTGATAAACCTCAAGCAATTCTTTTGCTTCTTCTTTGCTGATGTCCAATGTGTTGGCTAACTTACCTTGCCCCATGCCGTACATGATCCCAAGGTTTACGGTCTTGGCTTCTTTACGACCAATACCTGCCATGTCCGCAACCATCTGGTGGAAGTCTACATCGCCAGTTTGGTATGCCTCAACAATCGAATCCACGCGTCGATCATGATGGCGATCAGAAAGTAATGAGCAGTAATGCACCAACAGTCTTGGTTCCTGAGACGAGTAGTCAAACGAGCCCCACTGTTCTCCTTCTTCCGGGATAAATAGCCCTCGGATCATGGACTTGATCTCGGGGTCCCGTGCTGGGATTTGTTGCAGGTTAGGGTTGCTCGAGCTGAAACGCCCCGTTACAGTTCCTCCGTCGTCAGAACGTAACTGGTTGAATTCACAGTGGATTCTGCCTTCATGAGTGTAACGAAGGATTGAGTCGATGAACGTGCTGTTGGCTTTGTTTAGCTCTCGTAGTCGGAGGATCTGGGAAGCGATCTCATGAGGGCACGCTTGCAAAAACGCTTTTGTGATAGACGGTTGATTCGTTCTTTCCGTAATGGGGAAGTTAATTCCATAGTGGTGTAACACGGAACCAACGCTTGTTGCCACCCAAGGTTCAATCCTGATCCCGGTTTTGTGCTTGATGTCGGCTTTGATCTGCTCTTCGCGTTTTGCAAGTTCTTTCTTTGTCCCTTCTGCTTTGTCTAAATCAACACGCACACCGTTGGCCCGCATCTCTAACATCAATGGTATCAGACTAGTCTCCAACTCAAAGATCGAAGACAACTCATTTTTCTGTAACTCCGCCTCAAAGTGATTCCAAAGCCGCAATGTTAAAGCCGCATCCTGCTCCGCGTACTGCCCCACGAACTTCGGAGGAAGCCGCCACATTTCTGCCTTGGCATCGAGACCCCAGCCCTTTGCTTCCATGCGGAGAAGCTTCTCGTTCTTGCGCTCGCCCAGATAGTCACGACCAAGTGAGTCAAGCGAATAGCTCCAGCGGTTCTCGTTCAACAGTGGTGCAGCAATCATGGTATCGATGATCTTGCCTTCCACTTGCACCCCGGCCCAACGCAACCAGCCTAGATCGTAAGTAGCATTGTGAAAAACTTTTGGAATATGTGGCGTAGCCATCTGCTTCTTAAACCACTTCATCACCATGTTCAGTGACATGTTGCCACCGGGTTGATGTTTAATGGGATAGTAGGCATTGAAATCACCTGCGGCAATCGCTATACCTACTATGAAGCCGTCACCTCTAGCCCATCCTGGCCCAAGGGTCATGAGATTAGGATCACATGTCTCCAAGTCAACAGCGATGTACTTGGATTGGGAGAGGTCAGGGAAGACCTCGGGGGCGCACCAATCAATCTCGACGTTATCCATATCCATACGGTCGAGAAAGTTCATTGTGCTTGTGTCTCTATGCTTCGCCATTTAAATCCTCCGCCATCTCTTCGATCATTTCTAAGTCGCAACGGAACATGTAAATCGGAGTCTCCTTTCCGAGATAAGCACCATCAATATTAAATTCAAAGTATTCGACAGCCTCTTCATGAGTCATGCCCCCTTTCATCAGGACATCAATCATCAACAATCCGTCGTAAACAATAC